ATATTGATTGGAAAGCACAGACCGCAGGTGACTTCTTAGTTCTTGATTGTTATAGAGCCTTAGATCCTGCAGATTTTTCTAAGATATATAATGACAGTTTTGTCAAACTATATTTGACTGCGCTAATCAAAAGACAATGGGGTCAAAATTTAATTAAATTCCAAGGCGTTAAACTTCCTGGCGGAATTGAATTAAATGGTAGGCAATTGTATGAAGATGGTGAAAGAGAGTTGCAAGAAATTAAACAAAAAATGTCTATGGAATACGAACTTCCACCATACGACTTCATTGGATAATTATGACACTAAATCCCTTCTTTCTTCAAGGCACTCAATCTGAGCAAAGATTGGTTCAGGATTTGATTAATGAGCACCTGAGATTTCATGGTGTTGAGGTAACATATATTCCTAGAAAATTTGTAAATAAAAAGACCATTATTGAAGAGGTCCAATCATCTGCATATGATGATAACTTTTCTATTGAGGCATATGTAAATACTTTTGATGGATATGGTGGTGCAGGAGATATTCTAACAAAGTTTGGTGTTAGTGTTAGAGATGAACTAATCTTGACTCTTTCAAAAGAGAGATTTGAAGACTTCATCGCACCATTTATGGCAGGTCAAGATGATGGAACTGACACTAGTCCATTACCAACACCAACCAGACCAAGAGAAGGAGATTTAGTTTATTTTCCTCTTGGGCAGAGATTATTTGAGGTTAAATTTGTAGAGCACGAAGATCCTTTCTATCAGTTAGGTAAGAACTACGTTTATCAACTCAAATGTGAACTCTTCGAATATGAAGATGAAATTATTGATACAACTATACCTGAAATTGATACTCAGGTTCAAGATGAAGGATATATTACAACACTAAACCTGATTGGTGTTGGAAGAACAGCAACTGCTGCTGCAATCATTCAGGGTAGTGTAACTTCTGGATATATCTCCGAAATATTCATCAATAATGATGGATATGGATATACTTCTACACCCACAATTGGAATTAGTTCTTCACCAACTGGACTGATTGGTGACCGTGCAACTGCTGTTGGTGTTCTAACAACAAGAGGCGGTGTAACTTCTCTTGATAAGATTCTGATTACAAATGCTGGTGCTGGATACACTGTTGCACCAACTATAACAATCACTGGTGGTGGTGGCGTAGGTGCTGCTGCAACAGCATCTATCGTAACCTCTGGACAAGGTGTAATTAGATTCTCTGTTACTGATGGTGGTGTTGGATACGGAACTGCCCCAGTGGTAACAGTTACTGCACCTCCTTCAAGTTCTATTTCCAAGCAGGCAGTTGGTGTTGCATCAATGCGTTCTGGAAGTGTTGCATTCATTCACGTTCTTGATCCAGGTCGTGGATATAGTTCTGCACCAACTGTTACTATTGCAGATCCTGAAACACTTGTCGGTGTCGGAACTTACTTCTTCAATGAAATTATTTACGGAAGTAGATCTAGAACAGAGGCAAGAGTTAAGGAATGGGATGAAGATACTGGTATCTTGAAGGTTGCAAATGTAAGTATTGGTTCAACACAACTTGGATTCTTCCCAGGTGAAATGATCATTGGAAAAGATTCTGGGGCACAATATCCAAATCAAGGATATGAAGATTTTGATGAATATGATAAATACTCGGAGAATGATGAATTTGAAGCAGAAGCAGACAAAATCTTGGACTTCAGTGAATCTAATCCCTTTGGAACTTTCTAATGTTAGGAACTTACTATTATCATCAGATAGTTAGAAAAACTATCATTGCGTTTGGTACTTTATTCAACGATATCAATATACGCCATCAAGATAAAAATGGCAATGATATTAGCAATTTGAAAGTACCCCTTGCATATGGACCAGTGCAAAAGTTCCTTGCAAGACTCGAACAGCAACCAGAATTAAATAAAGCAATTCAGATTACATTACCAAGAATGTCATTTGAAATGACATCAATTGCATATGATCCAACCAGAAAATCTGGTCTCACTCAAACATTTAAAGCGTGCGACGATGGTGGAAAGGCAAAAAAAGTCTTTATGCCAGTTCCATACAATATTGGATTTCAGTTAAATATATTATCAAAACTGAATGATGATTCTCTTCAAATTTTAGAACAAATTTTACCATATTTTCAACCACATTTCAATCTTACTATTGATTTAGTAGATTCTATTGGAGAGAAAAGAGATATTCCGATTATTTTAGACGCAGTGAGTTTCCAAGATGATTATGAGGGTTCATTTGATACCAGAAGAGCACTAATTCATACATTAAACTTCACGGCAAAAACATATCTGTTTGGTCCTATCGCAGACAGCAGTGATGGACTCATCCGTAAGGTTCAGGTTGATATGTATGCTGATACTAATACCAGAACTGCAAAACGTGAAATGCGTTACACCGTCGAACCTGTTGCAAAGGTTGACAAAAATAATGATGGTGTAATTGATGCAGCAGATACTCCACTTCTTGTCCCAGGGGATAACTTTGGATTTGATGAAGAGTGGGAGTTCTTAGGAGATAGTAAGTCTTATAGTCCAACACGCCAAACTGACGTATAATCACCATGAAAGATAGTTATGAATCGATTGACAAAGCACTTGATATTGAAAGTAGCATTGTTGAATCAAAACCAGTAAAACCAGTTCCTCAGAAAGAGGAAAAAAATGATATCAAAAAAGATTATGAGTATACTAGAGCAAATTTATATTCATTGATTGAAAAGGGGCAAGAGGCAATTAATGGCATTATGGAACTTGCAGGGGAAAGTGCAAGTCCCAGAGCATATGAAGTTGCTGGGCAACTTATTAAGAGTGTTGCTGATACAACAGATAAGTTGGCAGATCTTCAAAAGAAATTAAAAGATTTAGAAGAAGATTCTTCTCAGAAAGGTCCAAATAATGTCACTAACAACGCTTTGTTTGTTGGATCTACAAGTGAACTTTCTAAACTACTCAAACAAGGTTTTCTAAATAATAATGAGTCTGACTCCAAATAATGGCGAAGAAATCCTGTAAAAAAGGATATTACTATTGTTACGCTTCTAAGAAGTGTAAGAAAATCCCTATGGGATATTATATTGGTGGGGGCGGATGGCTTCGTAAAGAAGAAGAAAAATCTGAAGATACTGAAGGTAAGAAAAAGAATGGCAATGGTGCAAATGGCGATGGAAGTGGGAATGGGGACTCTTCTGGGGGCTCTAATGGCGGAGGAGTATCGGAAGGTTGGAGTGCGAAGTACAAGAGGTCCATCGATTGCAATAATCCAAAAGGATTCTCTCAGCGAGCACACTGTCAGGGCAGAAAAAAGATGAACGAAGCAACAATGAGTCCTGCTCAAAAGAGAAAGGACACCATGCTGAAGAAAAAATATGATAAGTCTGATATGAAGCAGAATATGATTGATCAGTATGGTAAAGAAGAAGGTACTAAGATTTACTTTGCTACTATCCGTAAGCAGGCAATGAAAGAAGAAAAGAAAGGTGACCACGAAATTTCGATGGCACAATCTCAGTTGAAAAAATCTGAGCGTAATATTAAAAAGTTGAGAAAAGCACTCGGTACAAAGGAAAGAAATATTCCTGCCTGGGTACAAGCAAAGATTACTGATACCGAGCACAACACTGATGCTGCTGCTGGATATATGGAGGAGGGTAAGCGTGATGGTAAGTCCGCAAAGGATAAAGACTATTCACTTCATGATTGGTTTGCTGGTGGTGGATGGGTTCAGACAGGTGGCAAATATGATGGCAAACCTTGTGCCAAGCAACCAGGACAGAAAACAAAACCATTCTGCCGTGATGCTGATGACCGTGCTTCTATGAGTAAGAAAGAGAGAAGCAGAAGAGCTGCTAAAAAGCGTAAAGAAGACCCCAATCCCAATAGAAAAGGTAAAGCAAAAATAGTATCAGCATCTTACTCAAACTGGAGAGCAGACTTAGAGCATCTCGATGAGGGTCTTCCACTTGCTCTCGGTGCTGGTGCCGCCCTTCTCGCTGCCCCATATCTTGCTAAAAGATTCTTAAAACCCAAATCAGATCAAGCACTTCAACGTGGAAGAAATGAACTTCACCTCAAGGGAAATCCTATTGGTGCTGGAGCAAGAGGTCTTGATAAGCAATCATTTGAACCAGAAGGTGAATTAATAGAACAACAAACAACATATAATCAAAGAACTGGAATAGATCCTAGTGTTCCTTCCCATTTATTTGGTGGGGATGCTAATATTAGAGGTTCTCTTGAAAGAAGATTTAGGGGTCTTCCTGTAAAAGATAGGGGTTATTTTAAATCTGCTGGTGGTTATGCTCGGATGGAAAAAGATAACCAAACTATGCAACAAGTGATAGATAGGGGTAGAAAAAATCAGGAAAGACTTGCATCAAAGCAGGTCAATACTGCAAATTGGACTGATAAACAGGGACGTAAAGTTTATGCTGGTAGTCCCGAGATGAGATTTAATACACATAAGAATTCTTATGTGCCAGAAGGTGAAGTAGTTTCCGAAGGAAAACCATATAAAGTAGGAGATACAATTCCTACTTCCGCAACCAAACCACAACCAAAGAAAACAAAGTTTAACGTTGACAAAAATGGTCTGGAAGGTCCAGAAAAACCCCTTGAAGAAGGTAAGAAAGATGCCTGTTATCATAAGGTCAAATCTC